ACTACTATTCCGTATTTTATATAATGAAGAATTAGACTTTTACTACCCCGGTCAAGATATTTTAAGAGCATCTGATGGACGTTGGATTCAAGAAACTTCTATAAGAATTACTAAACCATTCAGAGGCACCCCCAATCTTTTAGCTGGAGAAATTACTGGAAGATCGTCTAGTGCTACAGCAAAAATTGAAAGAGTACAGCAATTAACTGTAGACGGTGTAGAAGTTTACGAAATTTTTGTAACTAATATTTCTGGCACATTTTTAGATGCTGAAGAAATAGATAATACTGCTAATACAATATCAGGTACAATTATTTCTAAATCTGGTTCTCTACAGAATGTAATTATTACTGACGGTGGATCTGGTCATCAACGTAATGATATTCTTACTATTACTAGTGCATCTGGTACGGGTGGTCGTGGTAGGGTTTCTATTACTGCAAATGGTGTGATTTCAAAAATAGCTGTTACTAATACAGGTTCTGGATTTATTAGAACAGACCCATTAGTTTTAAATAACACTACAAGGGTAGCATCTAATGCTACTGGTGCTGGATTATTGACAGCTCCAATATCTTATACTGGGCGTTATACTGATGTAAAAGGTTTTATTTCTTGGAGTAATAAGCTTCCAGATAATAGATATTATCAAGAATATTCATATGTATTGAGATCATCTCAAGTACTTAATACCTATAAAGAAATTGTAAAAAATGTAGTTCATCCTGCAGGTATGCGCTTATTTGGTGATGTTTTAATTAATGTAGATATTAATAGTATAACTAAAGCTTTAAAAAATGAATATGTTATACATTTATCTGATATTATTTCAACAGATATTTTTATACCAACAGTAGTATCTGCTTCAATTGATCAGTATGAGTCTTCTGGTGATGATGGTGCAGTTGTACCACGTCCTGAGCTTGAAATAGAGCAAATTGAAACATTCTTTGATATTGATATTCCAGCGGCTGGTTCTGGATTCCAGCTTGAAATTGAACTTATTGCAGCTCAAACTTCTGCTCTAGTAGATGCTGATCAACAGATTGAATCTATGATTCAGTTCCTTATTGAAGGGGTTACGTTAAATACTAGAACAGCTAATCTCGCATTAGTTGCGGCTGGTGATGTGTGGGATCCGAAAGAACCATCAAGTAATACAGTGTTGTATTCAAACACCGGTGCTGTTTGGTTAACTGCGAATGGATATTATTTAGAAGTAAATGATCCAATTACTCAGCTACAAGATACACTTACAGTCGGTATTATAGAAATTAATCGTGGTATAGATATTATTAGATCTGCTACTGTTGCGTCTGTTAATGCAGAAATAATGACATACGGTGACCTTCCAATTTATGCACTAGAAGATAAATTGCAAGATGGTTGGGGACTGATTGATTACGTGACTGTGCCACGCACTAATATAGGTACATATAGTGCAAATCAAATTGGACATAATGTTGCAGATTATGACGCTAACTACCCTGGTATACCTAATGACTGGACCGTTGCATACTCACCGCTATTATTAACTTCAATTACTTCAACTGCTACAGTTAGTACCGATAATCAGCTGAACTTTGAATTTAATGCATTTAGAGAACTAAGTGCATTTACAATAGACGATATACAGGGCAATACATTAATTAGTGTATACAGCGGTCTGCCGCTTGATTATGAATTAACTATACCTATAAGCACAATACCTTCAATTGACAGCGAGCTCTATATTGAAGGTTCAGGGCAAGTAGATATTAATTTTGTATCTAACACTATTGTAAACTATCAAGGCTCACAAATTTCCTTATTGGAAGTTGTACCTGTTTCTGCAACAGGTCAGAGAATTTGGGTTGAAGGTGAAGGCACAGCGTTTACAACAGAAACAAGTAATACTAACTATGTGCTTATTAAAGATGTTGGAAACACTGGAAGCTTTATTTACAACCAGATTAGTAGCGTAGCAGATGCAAATACACTAATCTTAACATCAAATGCTGAATATACTGTTGTAAATGGTAAAATCTTCTATAGAAATTGATTATAAATAAAAGAAACAAATAACATAAAATTCTCCGGAGAATGAAATGCCAGGTGTAGTAACAAAAAGATTTAGAATTCATAACGCAGAACAGTTTCATGAAGCGTTCAGTGAAGCAGCGGATACAAAAATGTATCTTTTTATTGCTCGTATTAATACATGGGATAATGGTGATGCAGAGCCCACCCCATCAGATACAATTAGAGAGTCAAGATTTGAACCTTGGCGTCAAATGATTGCTGCTAAAAGAGTTCAGTCATCTGATGTTTCTTTCTGCATTCCTCGATATGATTGGACATCAGGTACAGTATATTCTGAATATGATGATACTGATTCAGGGCTTTATGGTAATCAATTTTATGTACTAACTACAGATTATAACGTTTATAAATGTATGTTTAATGATCGTGGTGCTGCTTCTACAGTAAAACCAGCAGGCACGTCATCTTCTATTTTCCGAACTTCTGATGGATACAAATGGAAGTTTATGTATTCAGTGTCTGCAGCTGATGTTCTTAAGTTTGTTACTACATCTTATATTCCAGTTAAAACATTAACATCTGATGATGGTACTACTCAATGGGATGTACAACAGGCTGCTACAAACAATTCTATCGATATTATAGATGTTACAGCTAATGGTTCAGGGTATGCATATAGAGCTAATACTTTTTCCGGTGGTGTTACTAACTCTACAGTAGTCATTTTAGATTCAGGTGCAAGTGCAGTTGATGATGCTTATACAGGTTCAGCTATTTACATTTCAGCAGGATTAGGTTCTGGTCAATTAGCAAATGTTTCTGCTTATACAGGTTCTTCTAAAACTTTAACATTAACACCTGCATTTACTACAACTCCAAACAGTACAAGCTCATACCATATTGGTCCGAAAATTTTAATTACTGGTGATGGCACAGGTGCTAAAGCCTATGCTAATGCTGGTGGTGGTCAAATTTCTCATATCAATATGATTAATGTAGGAACCGGCTATTCTAAAGCTAATGTTCAAATAAGCGGTACAGGGGGTACCGGCGGTAAAGGTGTTGCTAGATTATCACCCCCGGGCGGTCATGGTTCAGATCCAGTAGGTGAATTAGGCGGTTATAATGTTATGCTTAACGTACGATTACAAGGTACTGAAGGTAATAACTTCCCAACAAACAATGATTTCCGCATTATTGGTATTTTAAAAGACCCATTAACTGCTAACGATATTGCTGCAGATGCATCAGCCTATGATACTACTACAAAATTAACTGTAACTGGTATATCCGGCGGTCCATTCTATCAAGATGAAGTTGTTACTGGTACAGCTAATGGTGCTATTGGACGCGTCGTTGAGTTTGCAAACACAAACGCTGCAGGAACAGCAGGTGTATTAAAAGTAATTGATGTTGCTGGTACTTTTGAAGCAGAGACAATTACTGGTAATACTACATCAGCAACGGCTACAGTTACTACAGTATCAGGTAGTGAGTTAAAACCATATTCGGGCGACGTTATATATAGAGAGAACAGATCAGTGACAAGTAGATCAGCTGATCAGGTTGAAGATATCAAAATTGTTGTCCGCTACTAATTAATTAAAGGTTGAGTAAGAATGGCACGAGCTAATACTGCCTCTTTAGATACGAATTTTAACGTTGATCCATATTATGATGATTTTGACGAAACAAAGAATTTTTATAGAGTTCTTTACCGTCCAGGTTTTGCTGTGCAAGCTCGCGAGCTTACTCAGATGCAGACTATGTTGCAAAACCAAATTGATAGATTTGGTGAGCATATCTTTAAAGAAGGAAGTGTTGTAACAGGGTTAGAAGTAAATTATGATTCTGATTATACGTTTGTTAAAGTAAGAGATGGAGATGCATCTGGTAATACTGTTACAGTATCAGATGGTGTTGGTAAATTTATTACTGGTCAAACATCAAATGTTACTGCTATCGTTATTGATAGTATTAATGGTTCAGAAGCTGAAAATCCAAATTATAAAACACTTTATGTAAAATATATTGATACTGGTACACAAGGTACAGCTGGTAATACATATTTTACATTAGGTGAAAGACTTGTTGCAAATAGTGGTGGTTTTTCAGCCAATGTTATTTCTACTGGTGTAGCTACTGGTAGAGGGAGTCATATCAAATTTGATGAAGGTATTATATTTGCTAAAGATCATTTTATAAGAGCTCCTTCTGCTAATCTTTTATTAGGAAGATATACATCAAATGTAAGTTATAAAATAGGATATAATATTTCTGAAGAAATTATAACTTCTGCAGGTGATACTTCATTACTTGATCCATCACAAGGCTCTTTTAACTATACAGCACCTGGTGCAAACAGATTAAAATTAAATCCAACTATAGTAAAGTATGAATTAACTGCTAATACAAGTGATGATTTTGTTGAAATTTATAGAATTGATTCAGCTACTCCAGCTCTGAATAGCTCTAAGCCTCGCTATTCAGAGATTAGAGACTATCTTGCACGTAGAACAGCTGATATTAATGGAGATTTTATTTTAAAAGGTTTAGGTGTTCGTTTAAGAGAGCATTTAGATCAAGCAAATAACCAAGGCGTGTATTCTGCTGGTGATGGAGGAGACAGTACAAAACTAGTAGTAGATGTAGATCCTGGTAAAGCATACGTTGCAGGTTATGAAATAGAAAATATTATTACAGCTCACGTAGATACTACAAAATCTACAGATTTTGATTCCCTTGAAGCTGTAAATATTGCAGCTAATTATAGTAACTATCTAGTAGTAAAAGAAGTTTCTGGTGCCTGGAGAGTAAATACTCATGCACCTGTTAAACTATATGATTCATTTGCACGCTCAGTTTCTAACACATTATTTTCTACAGCAGCGCCAGCGGGTACACAGGTAGGTACCGCACGGGTAAGAGCAATTGAATATACATCTGGTACAGAAGGTTCACCTGAAGCAAAATATAATTTATTTTTATACGATATTCAAACTACTGCTAATACATTAAGTAATGTAAAATCCATTCATATCGATAACTCTTCAGTTTCACAAGCTAATGGTTATGCTGATGTTGTAGTTAGTAGTAGTAATACTGCGGCGCTAGTAGAACCTGGTTTTAATAAAGGTGTGTTTAAACTACCTATACAGGCTACAAAAAGACTGAGAGATACTAATGGTGTAGTAGACACTAATTTTCAATTTTTAAAAGCATTTGATGTTACTATTGCTACTGATGGTACTTTTAGTGTTGCAACCGGTGCAGTAGATGAAACTTATCCATTTTCTGCAGGGGCTTTAAATGATACTCAAAAGAGAGCAAATTTTTATGTAGTATTAAATGCTAATACAGCAAGCGCCTCTGCAGTTGATACTGGTTCAATGTCAGGATTGGCTAATACTGTTACCGGTCTGACAAGTGCTGATACTAAATTTAACATTGGCGATAGAATTCAATTTGCTGGTTATGCTAATAACTTTACTGTAACTGCAGTTACTGCATCTACACTTTCTACTCTTCAACCAGCACTTGCTGCTATTTCATCTCAAGGCATAGTTAAGAAATTTAACAAAGGTCAAGTAGTAGATTTCGCTGGTGCGGGCGGAGACGGATCTGATAGAAGTATAACTATTGCTTCTACAACGTCAGCATCATTTGATATTCAGGAAACTTTAACTTCTACTGCTACCGCGACAGTAATAACCGAATTAACAAAAGTAGATGGTCAAGAGAAAGCTAAAAACTATAACTCTAACCGTTATGTTCAAATTACTGTTAATCAATCAGACGGCTCTGCAAATACTACAGGTCCGTGGAATTTAGGTCTTTCTGACATTCACAAAATTACAGAAGTTAGAAAGAAAACAAGTAACTCTCAATTTACTACTGCTTCTGAAGGGGTCGATGTAACTTCTAGCTTTACTTTAGATAATGGTCAAAGAGATAATCTATATGATCATGGTAAACTAAAATTAAAAACTAATTCTATAATTACTCCAACAGCCGGAGATGTTTATCTCGTAAAATTAAATTATTTTACTCATGATACTTCTCAGGGCGTAGGTTATTTCTCTGTAGATTCGTATCCTATTGATGATGTTCTAGTTTCAAATACTACTGCTATTACTACACAAGAAATTCCATTATTTACTTCTCCTCAAAACGGTACTTTGTTTGATCTAAGAGATTGTATTGATATTAGACCTAGAATTACTGATACAGCTACAGATGCAACTGCTGTAGGTAGTTCTTCAGTAAACCCTGCTACAAGCACAACTATAGTTTCACCAGCAGGAGGTCTGAGATACATAGCTCCTAATGAAAATTTAACAGCTGATTTAGATTTTTATCTAGGAAGAAATGATATTGTTTCTCTTTCTCCAAGCGGTGATTTAAAAGTTACAAAAGGTAACCCATCTCTATTACCCATTACTCCTGAAGAACCTACCGGGCATTTACCGTTAGCACAAATTTTTGTAAAACCTTTCCCTTCATTAGCTCCTGATACGGCTAAAAATTTCAACAGATATGATCTTTCTGCAGAAATAGTGCCTATTAAATCAAGAGGCTACACTATGAAAGATATAGGTGAGTTAAAAAATAGATTAGATAAAGTTGAATACTTTACTAGGCTTTCTTTAGCTGAGCAAGAAGCAAAAGATTTAAACTTTGCCGATGGTAGTGGTGTTGATAGATTTAAAAACGGTATTATAGTTGATACATTTACAGGGCATAATATTGGTGATGTCGCTAATGAGGATTATAAAGCTGCAATAGATAAATTAAAAGGTGAATTGCGTCCTCAATTTAAGCTTAATAGTATTCAATTAGATCATCAAACAGCTAATAGTACAAGTATAGTTGTTAAACCTAATGATGCAGTAATCACTGTGGGTGGTACAGATACATTTACAGTAGGTGAAACAGTAACTGCAGGTGCTGCTTCTGGTAAACTTATATATCAAGTAGATAGAAAACTATATTTAGAAAATGTTTCAGGGACATTTGCTACTTCTATTACTGCTACAGGCGGGTCTAGTTCTTCAAGCGGAACTATATCTGCTGTATCTGTCCCTGCAAACGGTTTACTAGCTACTCTTCCTTATACTCATCTCAAAGTAATTGATCAACCGTTTGCATCTACAACTAGAAATGCAGCTGGTTTATTTTGGAGCTTTATAGGTAATATTTCATTATCACCTGATACTGATTTTTGGGTAGATACTACTACAGCGCCTGATATTCAATTAAACTTCGAATCTAATTTAGATAACTGGCCAGGGCTAGAAAATAGCTGGCAAACTGAATGGAATAACTGGCAGACTACAAGTACAGGTGTAAGTGTTTCTACATTTAACACAACCCGTGAAGCAAGAGAAAGAATTTTCTCTATTAACAATGGCACAACTATTACGAATGCAGATAGAGTTTTTAGAGAAACCTCTACTAATACACGTCGTAGTATTACAACAAACCAGGCACGTACCGGTATTCAAACTGGAATAGAAATACAGACTCAAACTGAAAGAACTGGTCCAAGAGTAATTGACACTAATCTTATACCATTTATGAGATCTCGTGTTATACAAGTAACAGGTAGAGGTTTTAAACCAAATACTAGACTGTATTCATTCTTTGATGGCACAAATGTATCTTCTTTTGTTACACCGACTTCTTCAGCATTTGCAAATACTGCTTTAGAAGGAGGCAATTTATTCTCTGATAATAATGGTGATGTTTATGCAGAATTTAGAGTTCCTGCAGAAGGATCTACTAGATTTAAAGTAGGAGATAGAATTTTCCGTCTAACAGATAATCCTACTAATGCGTCAGGAGTAGGTTTAACCACTACTTCTGGAGAAGCATTATATTCAGCAAGAGGTTTAAGCCAGACGGTTCAAGATACTGTAATTTCTACAAGAATGCCTCAATTAGCAACTAGAACTGTTTCTGAAACAAGAAGCTTTACATCTTCTTCTTCTACATCTAGTCAAGTAATTAGTAGAGAGAATATAAGAAATGAGATTACTTGGCAAAACGTCCCACAACCACGGCCAGTTGATCCTATTGCGCAAACGTTTATAATTGATAATGCAGCAAGAGGTGTTTCTTCTGCTGGAGCATTTTTAAGTAAAATTGATCTTTATTTTGCAACAAAAGATGCAAGTCGTCCAGTATTTGTTGAAATAAGAGAAGTAGATCCCACCGGTTCATTTATTACTAATAAAGTTGTACCGTTTTCAAAAATAACCCTTGAATCAAGTGAAATTAATACAAGTGATAACGGTTCCAAACCAACACCTGTGACATTTAATACGCCGATTTATCTGCAAGATCAAAGAGAGTATGCTGTAGTTATTAAACCTGCAGCAGACAATCCAAACACATCATTGTTTATTTCTAGAGTAGGTAATAATGATATTCAATCAGGTCAGAGAATTGTTAAGCAACCATATGTAGGTACAATGTTTGCTTCTTCTAACAATAAAGCATGGAATGCTATTCAAGAAGAAGATTTGAAATTTAATTTATATATTGCACAATTTACTGTTAATACTACAGCATCAGCAATCTTTAAGAATAAAGATATTGATTTCTTTAAGATTACAGGGTCTAATACATTCAGTACTATCGGTGAAGGTATACATGGTGAAACTACGCTAACACTAAGCAATGGTATTGCAGTTAATACTAATATGGTGCTTGTTGGTAATACATCAGGAGCTAATTGTATAGTTT